GCAGATTTTTTGTAAAGGTATCCCAGAGTAGTGCTAGTTGAGCCTGTAGAGAGTGATACAATTTCAGAAGAAGTACCATTGATCGCGATTTTTTCTAAAGTCAGTGGATCGGTGTATTTTACTCTAATGTATTTAACATCGTCGGCCTCCGAGTCATAGTTAGTATCGTTTAAATATACAAAATCTCCTGGCTTTATGTCAGGTGTATTTGCAAACTTTTTATTAAATTGGAGTCTAGGTGGAGAATCTTCGCCGCTATCTGTAAAATAGCCTGGGGTAACTAGACCTAGATGATCTATAAATCGAAGTTCTGGTAATGTAGATGGAATTGCATTTAATCTCTCGGTAAAGAATATAATTTTTCTGTTCTGTGATACGGACTTTACATAGATTGGATTATTTGTATTAAGACCTTCACTAAAACCATTTCCTGTAGTGAACTGCCATCCTGCACCTATAAAAGTATTACTCCAATCAGCTGATCCGAACGTAACATTTGCATTACTAGATTGAACATTATTGCCGCTATTATTATATGTAAAGTTCCATCTACCATCCGAAAGAATTGAAAACGCTTCTGCACCATTTTTCCACGAGTTAGTTTCTGTGTCATACGTATATGTTTTATTATATGTATTATTTGTTGCGCCTGTAACAGTAATAGTACCTGCTCCAACACCAGTACTTAAATCAGCATCAATAAAATTTCCTGGTTTAATATTAGATATATTTGCGTCTGAAGTTACTTTTAAATGATCAGCGTTTAATTCATAATCATCTGTTGCAAGTGCTAGAATTTCAATTGCGTTATAACCTCCGCTTTTAGGTGCGTATGTAAAAGTTAAAGCATTGTCAATTGTAATATCGTTATATGAACCTGGTGCACCAATCTGTTGTGAAAAGTCATTTTCTGCAGTCACATCTGTTGAGTATAAAGAGCGTTGACTTATATCTAATCCTAATGCACTACCTTGTTTTACTAGAGCAACTTTCTCTTTTGCTCTTACGCTGCTGTCTCCTAGCTCCGGTGAATTCTCTTCTATATAATCTTCTGTGTAAAAATAGTTTCTATAAAGAGGTGTAAATACTTCTTCAGTTCCAAGTTGCCATTTCATTCGAACTTTTTTAGTTTCATTAATTGAGTCTATTATATCGTCTGTAAAGAAAAAAGCAATTGCTATTTTATATAACTTAAATGGCTCGAACTCTTTACCAGGAAGTACTGTATATACCGGGCTCGATAATCTTGGATCGGGGCTGTCATATAATGGATCATAAGTAATGTTCATTAATTTATCGCCACTACTAATATCTTCAATTATGATTCTAGTAAGAACATTAGTGTGTTCATCAGGCGAAGGATTATCAGCTGTTACGGCTGAATTAAATATTATGCTGTTAAATATTTCATTTTCGCCAAAAGCGTCATCAGAAAATCTAACAAATCCAGTAAAAAGACCAACTCTAATATTAGCCGTACCTTCTAGCATCGAAGTTTTGTTTGGAAAATCAATATCACCATTTAACCAAAGATCATCTTTTTGTATTGTTGGTTGTATTGCTTTAAGACTATCTGTAGTAAAGGGTGGTGAATTAAATAAATCTAATTCAGAGCTGGGTGAGTCTTCTAATAAAGTTTCTAGTGCAGAACCAGCTATGGCTTCCATAGTATAGAATCTTCCGGTTAATCCATTACCGCCAAAGTATGTAGGGTCTTTAATATATGCAGATGCAGCATCAATTTTATTCTGAAACGTTTCAAAACTAAAAGCAGAGCCATCACCTTGATTTGTAAATGCAGGTGTTTGTCCTATTCTTTTAAATGTTTGATTCGATCTAAAATCAGTTAATGATATACCTCTTAGTGGCGCTAAATCTGTTAAAGACAGTGCATCAGTATTTCCATCTGCATAGCTCGCTAATATATTATTAACAGCTTGTTCTTTGTTTTCAACGTCGTTTAACTTATTATCTAAAAGTAAGCCCTTTTTAGTAAAAATACTCATACTGTTATTTATATAAATAACAACTATATGGCAACTTATGTAGATTTATATGTAGATAGAGGGTGTACTTTTTCAAGAACTATTGATTTAGCTGATAATGACAGTACAGATGTTAATCTTGCGACTTATACTGGTACTGGTCAAATTAGAAAAAGCTATGCTTCTACTAGTAAAGTAGACTTTACTATTACTGGAGATTCACCAGGTAGTAGCAGTCTAACCATATCATTATCCGAAGCGCAGACAAAATTATTAAAAGCTGGAAGATATGTATATGATATTATAATTGACAACGGTACTAATAGAATAAAGGTGCTCGAAGGTCAGATTCATGTAGAAGATTCCGTAACGTTTGACTCACCTTAATGAGCATTCAAAGAATTAGTGCAAAAGTAGCGCGGGGAAATCCTATAGTAGCAAAAAATTCGGTTGTAGGAGCTCAAAGAATTAATGGAAAAATAGCCCGAGAAAATCTTATAGTAGCAAAAGCTGAAGCTGTAGTTTTTACACAAGATTTTTTAGTTACAGAAAGCGGTGAAAAATTAATTACAGAAAGCTCTGAAAATATTCTTACATTTGATCCGCCACCTTATAAAGCAACAGTTAAAAGACAAAATGTCATAACAGCAACTGTTAAACATACCTTAAATTTATAAATATCAATTATGGCAGATAAAAAGATTTCAGATTTAACAGGACTTTCCGCTGCTGATGTTGCGGTTGCTGATATTATACCTATTGTCGATGTAACAGCTGGACTAACAAAAGGTATAACATATGAGGCTTTATTTGGTGCTGTTCGAACTGCGCAAATAAGTACACTTCTTGGTGAGAGCGTAAGAATTGGCGGTTCTGCACTAACAGAAAGTAGCGTTCAATCAAATACTGGTCATGTTCTTTTAAATCCTGGCACTACAAATATGGACCCAGGTGGTTCTGACGATACGTATAATCATTCTTTAATACTAAGGCGACCAATATCTACAGATACTAGTGGATTTGAGATAGGAATAAATAGCCACATTGCAGGCCATGGCGGTGAAAGCATAGCAAAATTCGATAATACCGGAGTTACAATTGGCCCGGTTGATAACTATCAGTTATCTGTAAAATCGGTTAGTGGAACCAGTACGGGAAGCATGGGCTACTATAGCTTTAATGCAGAAGGTGATATATCTGTAAGAAATATTAAAGACAATAATATTGCGAGTGCTAGTTTTACTACTGCAGTACCAAAAATTACTTTTCCAACAGACGGAACTGTTACTCATCTTCAACAAATTGGATTTGAAACGCAAGGGGAACGTAGAGTAACAATATCAAATAGTGGACTTACTCTTACAAACGGAAATCTTATACTTGATCATGTTTTAGATAGTCCACCTAATAGTCCTTTTGAAGAGCGTAGAGTTGGCTTAGGAACATCTTCGCCAACAGAAGTATTAGATGTTGTAGGTAATATTAAAGCGAGTGGAAGTATAACTGCAAGTAATTCCGCTGGCATGGCCCAATTAAAAGCATCAGGTTTAGTAGCACAATTAATTTTAGAAGATAGTGATCAATCATCAGAAGGTACTATAACAAATACCGGAGGTGATTTATATTATACGTCTGAAGGCACTGGTACTGATTATGGTAATCATTACTTTATGACTCAAAGAGCTTCAGATAGTAATGCCAAAGCTGCCATAATGACAATTTACGGCGTTGATGAAACTGTTGGTATAAGGGGATATATCTCCGTCACTCGAGCTGGAAGTACTTATGATAATGCACCTAAAATCCAATTAAGAGATAGTGATGGCACAAATCAAATAGGAGAAGTCATTTGCTCTGGTGGAAATCTTCAACTTGTATCAAGAAATAATACTGGTAAAGGTATAATAAGCTTTATTCAAGATGACGGAACAGATAGAATCACCGCGATGAAAATTAGTAGCGGAGGTAAGGTTGGTATTGGACTGCACCCTGATAATAATGTTTTAGAGGATTTTCATGTAGGTGGTAGTGCAAGAATAGACGGAGACTTTTTTGGTAACATTGGTAGTAATACATTTGCAGTTAAATCTTCTACAAATAATGTTGGTATAGGAACTAGTGCTCCTCCTGCTAATTATAAATTAGTAGTTGCTGGAGATTCACGATTTACTGGAAGCGGGGTATTTGGAGCAACAGCAACAACAGGTAATAAAGGATTACAGAAACACTATTCCTATAGTGATGCTGGTGCCTTTCGACTTTTCAGAACTAATTCAGCCGCTAATAGTATTACAATGAAATACCAATCTTCTACGAGTAATGAATTTGTAATTACTCAGGTTGGTTCATCAAGTGATGTTATTAGATTTAATACTGACACCACTAAATTGGTTTCTAATGTAGAGATTGGTATTAATGGAAATGCTAAGAGTCTACTAATTCGTGATGGTCGAGATTCATCAGACGGACTTCGGTTTAATCATAGCGGTGTTAATGATGAAGTTCAAATGGGAATGTATGGTTCTTATGGTCATGTAGACCAAGGAAGGTTTAAAATAACCCATAAAAATTCTAATGATGCAAACACAACTGTATTACAAATAGAGAAGAACGGAACACAATTACAAATTTTGAAACCTACCAAGATTAGTGGACAACTTAATCTTGGAAGTGTACCAGAATATGGTTCTAACGCTCTTGCAAAGGCTGGGGGTCTCGTCGACGGAGATGTTTATAGAACCAACGAGTTTTTAAAGGTAGTGTATAGTTAATATTGTAAATCTTATAAATAGTCTATATGGCTATTGTAAACTCAAGACAAAAATTGATTGATTATGCTCTTCGTAATCTTGGTGCACCTGTAATTGAAATTAATGTTGACGAAGATCAAATCGAAGACAGAATAGACGAAGCAATTCAATTTTACCAAGAATATCATTCTGACGCCGTAGTTAGAACGTACAGAAAACATAAAGTTAATGAGTTCGTTGACGATGTTACTAATAGGTATATTACACTACCTGATAACTTTCTATTTGTAAATAGAGTCTTTCCATTTAGTAATGCACAAGAAGGCACAAGTTTATTCTCACTAGATTACCAATTGCATCTTCAAGACGTTTATAGTTTGAGACAGCCGGGCATGTTGGTCAATTATGAAATGACAAAACAATATATGTCAATGATTGATAGAAACATTAACGGAATGCAAGAGTTAACAACTTTCTCACGCCATCAAAATAGACTTTACATCGAAACACAGTGGGGCCAAACAATTACTGCGGGACAGTATATTATCATAGAAGGCTATGAAACAATTGATCCAAATTCATACACAGATGTATATAACGATCGCTTTTTAAAGAAATATGCAACTGCTCTGTTGAAACGTCAGTGGGGTTTAAATTTAATTAAATTCGAAGGTATGCAACTTCCTGGTGGTGTAACTTTAAATGGTCGTCAAATTTACGACGATGCTGTGCAAGATATTGAAAAGATTGAAGAAGAAATGCAGTTAACTTATGAAATGCCTGCTGACTTCTACGTAGGATAATGATATGCCAAGAAATCCGTATTTTAGTTTAGGTACAAAATCTGAAAAGAATTTGTACGAAGACATAGTAATCGAAGGTTTAAAAATCTACGGTCACGATGTCTATTATTTGCCTAGAAAGATTATTAATACAGATGGTATTTTTAATGAAACAACTCTGTCTGAATTTGGTGATTCGTTTGTAATTGAATCATACATAGAAAACGTTGATGGATTCGAAGGTGAAGGTGATTTACTTTCAAAGTTTGGATTAGAGATTCGTGACCAAGCAACATTAGTTATTTCAAATAGACGTTGGGAACAATTAGTTGGAAGATTTCTTGAAGATACAACCCAAGTAAGACCGAATGAAGGTGACTTAATTTACATTCCACTTGTAAATACATTATTTGAGATTCAATATGTGGAAGAAGAAACACCTTTCTATCAACTTCAAAATCTACCTGTATTTAAACTTAAGATTGAAGCCTTTGAATATTCTAATGAAGCAATTGATACAGGTGTTGAAGCAATTGATAAGTTCGAAGAAACATTTGGTTCTCGCACAAGAATCAACGTGAGTAGTGTGGTAGGTACACACCTTGTAGGTGATGAAATAGAACAAGCAAGAACTGATCTTAGTCCTAATACAATTATAAAAGGTGAGATCGCAGAATTTGTAAATGATACGACTTGGGATATAGTTGGTATTAATGCAGCTGATGGTTCGGATAATTCTTTTATTGCTGGTTCCATTTCAAATAATAATACGACTCCTGCAGCAACTGCGGTTATTTCAGACCCATCAACACATACACCAATAGACGATAACGACAGAAGCGCGCAGAATGAAGAGTTCGATACTATTGGAGATAACTTTATTGACTTCAGTGAACTAAATCCATTTGGAGACCCTAGAGAACCATAGTTATGTTAAGCGGAAAACATTTTTATAATCAAACACTAAGAAAGACTGTTGCAGTTTTTGGAACTATCTTTAATAATATTCTTATTAAACGTCACAACAGTGTGTCCGAGCGCGTTCCTATTTCTTATGGTGCTCGTCAAAAGTTTCTTGCAAGAATAGAACAAGAAACTCGTACAGACGAAGCAGTTGCAATTAAATTGCCAAGAATGGCATTTAATATTACTGATATATCGTATGATTCATCAATTAAATTAAACAAACAGAATAAAAAGATTTTAACAGATGCAGGTAGTGGTGCAGAGAGTTATATATTTCAAAGTGTTCCTTACATAGTAAGTATAGAATTAAATGTATTAGCAAAAACACAAGATGAAGCACTACAAATTGTAGAACAGATAATACCTACGTTCACACCAGAATATACAGTAACAATTAAAGATATGGAAGGTGTAGGTCAAAGTGTTGACGTTCCAATTACTCTTCAAGATGTTACTCTTCAAGATGACTATGAAGGTGACTACGAAACACGTAGAACATTAATTTATACTTTAAACTTTACAATGAAAATACGTTTCGTTGGTGAAACAAAATCAAGTAAGATTATTAATATTGTGGATACACAGTTCCACGATACATCACTTACACCAAAAACAATTAGTGACGACCCGCTTGAAACAGTGCGGACCGAAGTGACTAGTGATTCACCACTAACAATCATAGATACATTTGGATTTGATAGCCCATAATATAATGACACAAAAAAAGAAAGAAGACTTACTCGCAGCATTAAATAAAAATCTTCCAAAAGAAATAGAAAAGAAAAAAGATAATATAGATATCATTCAAGATACCGAGGAAGATTATCAGTATACGCGAGAAAAGTTAAAAGGTTTAGTTGGTCAATCAGAAGAAGCGATTGAGTTGATGATGGCCTTAGCACACGACACAGAGCATCCTCGAGCTTTTGAAGTACTTGGTAATCTGTTGAAAAATACTGGTGATATTACAGATAAACTATTACAGCTTCAGAAAAAGAGAAAAGAACTTACTCAAGAAGAAGCGAAGGTCGGTAATACAACAAATAATGCAATCTTTATGGGTTCAACTACTGAACTCCAAAAGTTTTTGAAAAATAAAAAGGAACAATCTATTGATGTCGAAACAGAGTGATGGTTATCTTGGTAATGCATTAGTTAAACGTGATGCTTTAAAACAGAATTTTACTGAAGAACAGATTGAAGAATACGTTAAATGTATGGAAGACCCTCTGTACTTTGCGGCGAAGTTCATTAAAGTAATTGCACCGTCAAAAGGTTTAATCTCGTATAAGCCTTATCCTTACCAGAAAAAAATGATGAAGACATTCGTCGATAATCGTTTTTGCATTGTTCTTGCCTGTCGCCAATCTGGTAAATCTATTACTTCTATAATTTATATTCTTTGGTACGCTATTTTTCATCCAGAAAAGAACATTGCGATTCTAGCTAATAAAGGTGCTACTGCAAGAGAAATGTTATCTAGGATTACTCTAGCGCTTGAGCACTTACCCTTTTATCTTCAACCTGGCTGTAAAGAATTAAATAAAGGAAGTATAACGTTTTCGAATAATTCAAAGATATTGGCCGCGGCCACATCTGGTTCTTCTATTCGTGGTTTATCTATTGATTTACTGTTTCTTGACGAGTTTGCTTTTGTTGAAAACGCGAATGAATTTTACACTTCTACGTATCCAGTAATTTCAGCCGGTGACGAAACGAAGGTTATTATTACATCAACCGCAAATGGTGTTGGAAATCTTTATCACAAATTATATCAAGGTGCAGCTCAAAGCACAAACGAATTTGTACCATTTAGAGTTGATTGGTGGGACGTACCAGGTCGTGATGAAAAGTGGAAACAAACCACAATTGCAAATACATCAGAACTTCAGTTTGAACAAGAATACGGAAATAATTTTCACGGACGTTCTAATACTTTAATATCTTCAAATGTAATACTTGGTCTAAAGGGCAATACGCCTATTGAAGAAAGAAATGGTATAAAGTATTATAGTAAACCAGAAAACGGTCACACATACATTATGACTGTTGACGTTTCAAAGGGGCGAGGCCAAGACTATTCTACATTTTGTGTGTTTGATGTCACAAATGATGAGTTTAAACAGGTTGTTACGTTTAGAGATAATTTAATCTCACCATTAATCTTTCCAGATGTTATTGTAAAAGTCGCGGGAGTATATAACGATGCTTTAGTTGTGGTTGAAAACAATGATGTAGGTCAGGTAGTGTGTAACGCAATCTATTACGAATACGAATACGAAAATACTTTTGTTGAATCAACTGTAAAAGCAGGAGGTGTTGGTGTTACAATGACAAAAAGAGTTAAAAGAATCGGCTGTTCAAATCTCAAAGACTTAATTGAGATGAGTAAAATTGATATAGTTGACTACAACACAATTTCAGAATTAGCAACCTTTGAAATAAAAGGAGCGTCTTACGAAGCCTCTGACGGTAATCACGACGATTTAGTTATGAATCTTGTTCTCTTTTCTTGGTTTATTTCTTCAGAAGCGTTTGGTAACATATCTGATTTAGACTTAAAAGCCGTGTTATACCAAGATAGAGCAAGAGAAATAGAAGATGATCTATTACCATTTGGTTTTATTGATGATAATAAGCAATCTGCTAACGTTGTAAATCCGCATCTTGATGAAATGATACAACAACGCAAAGACTGGTTAGGTCTGTAAATACCCATATTTATAAATATATACATGACGTGAATACATCTTATTATGAATTTAAACTTATTATACAACTAAAACTAATCTGAAAGGAAAATTATGGCGTTTCAAGTATCACCTGGAGTCGAGGTAAAAGAAATCGACTTAACCAATGTCATACCGGCAGTATCAACCTCTATTGGTGGATATGCTGGTAGGTTCAGATGGGGCCCAATCGACGAAATCTCTTTGATTGGCTCTGAAAATGAACTAGCAAATAAATTCGGTAAACCGAATGCAACGTATGCGCGTTCCTTCTTTGAAGGCGCATCGTTTTTACAATACGGTAATGCTCTTAGAGTAGTAAGAGCAGAAGAAACTGATGTAATCAATGCATCTAGTGGATCAAAAGCAACATCACTTAAATCTCTAGCAATTGATACTACTGCAGTAACAGAGCTAGACGCAATTAGCGATGGTGACAATATCTTGGATAACTTTTTAGTAACATCTAACGATGCTACTGATACAGTTCCTACATTGGAAAATCCATTGTATGTTATTGACACAATTGTATTAGCAGCCGCAGATTCACCGATTGGTGTAAGTAGCTCTGGTTACAGTGCAGAAGATGTTTCTTCTTTCACTATTGCTGGCAAAGCAATTCAAGTTGAAGTAGACACAGTCAGCGGAGATGATCCAGATACTATTTCACTAACAACTCTATCTGCTGGACAGAAATTTACTGTGTCTGAGCTTAAAGGCTTGACTGCAGCAAATATGCTTAGTGTTCCAACCACAAACGTAAGTGGTACTGGTACTGGTCTTAGCGTAGATATAACATTTAAACTTAGCTCAATCACAATTAGTGATGGTGGTCTTGGATTAAATGGTTCAACTCTTGCCTTCAAAGCTAATAAGCAAGATGCATCTTCTACAGAAGTAACAGTTACATCTGGTTTTACAGCAACACTTGCTACTGCTGGAGATTCTGATCTACAAATTATTAAGAATGACGATGCGTTTGATAACGTTAAATCAGGTCTTACTGATGATGTTTATTCAAGATATGCTGGTGCTCTTGGTAACAAGACTCGAGTTTATATCTTAAATAGTGTAAACTTTGGAGGCTCTTTTACTGGTGCTGATGGCAATACATTTGCTGCTGCAAGTAATTTTGATGCTGCACCTGATGCAACTAACGAAGTACACATTCTTGTTACTACAACTGCAAAAGAATTCACTGGAGATAACTCAGAAGCAACTGAATTGGTTGTTGAAAACTGGCCTTTCTTAGGTGTATCTTCAACTGCTAAAGCTGCTGATGGTTCTAATAACTATTACTCTGACGTAATCAATGCACGTTCACAGTGGATTTATGTACCTTCTGCTATTACAAACGTTGCAACACTAAGTGCAACTAACGGGACATTCGGACTATCCGGTGGTCTTGATGGTTCTGCAACACGTAATGACGGTATGGTTAAAAACGCTCTTGCTCTATTGTCTGATGCTGAAACTGTAGATGTAAGTCTTCTTTTCGCTGAGTCTGATTCCGACGGTGTTGGAACAATCAGTAATGAAGTTCTTGATATTGCTAAAACAAGAAAAGACTGTGTCGGTTTCGTATCACCTCCTGTTGCTGATACTAAAGGTGTCGCAGGTGGAAATGCTCTAACCAACGTTCTAGAATACAGAAATAACACATTGACATCAGGTACTGATTCTTATGGTGTAATTGGATCAACATCCTTGTACATCTACGATAAGTATAACGATGCCTTTATTCACATTGGTTCTCAAGGTCATCTTGCAGGTCTTTGTGCTAATACAGACGGTGTTGCAGCTCCATGGTTCTCACCAGCTGGTTTCAATAGAGGTAACTTCAGAAGTGTAGCTAAGGTAGATTTCAACCCAAGTAAAATTCAAAGAGATGAGCTTTATAAGGCAGGAGTCAATCCAATTACTGCATTCCCTGGTCAAGGTATCGTGTTGTTTGGTGATAAAACACTTCAAGCAAAACCATCTGCATTCGACAGAATCAACGTAAGAAGATTGTTTATCGTATTAGAAAAAGCAATTGCTACCGCAGCTAAATTCCAATTATTCGAATTGAATGATGAATTTACTCGCGCGACATTTAGAAACGCCGTAGAACCGTTCTTGAGAGATGTTCAAGGAAGACGTGGAATCACTGATTTCTTGGTTATCTGCGATGATACGAATAACACTGGTCAAGTAATTGATACCAACCGCTTTGTGGCTGATATCTTTATTAAACCAGCACGTTCAATTAATTTCATTACATTGAGCTTTATCGCAACAAGAACTGGTGTCGATTTCGCTGAAGTAGTTGGATTATCTAACGGTTAATCATATAAATAAAAGAAAGGATATACAACTATGAGTTTAAGAGTAGACGACCTAAAAGCAAAACTAACAGGTGGAGGCGCACGCCCGAACCTTTTTAAAGCAACAATTAATTTCCCTAACTATGCAGGGGGTAATTCTGACCTGACTTCATTCCTATGTAAGGCAGCTCAGTTACCTTCATCTGTCATTGGACAGATTGATGTACCTTTCAGAGGTAGACAGTTAAAAGTTGCTGGTGACAGAACATTCGAAAACTGGACTGTTACGATCATTAACGAAGATGCCTTCGAAGTTCGAAATTCATTCGAGCGTTGGGCTAACGGAATTAATGAGCACCGTAACGGAACTGGTATTTTGAATCCGGCTGATTATCAGTCTGATTTAACTATCGAGCAGTTGAACCGCCAAAACGAAACGATTAAGACAATTAATCTTCGTGGAGCGTTTCCTGTGAATGTTGCTGGCATCGACCTCTCATACGATACAACAGACACACTTGAAGAATACACAGTGGAGTTTGCTTATCAGTATTGGGAAGCCGCCGGTGTTACCAGTTAATTAATAAGTTACTTATTTACAATGCGGGTCTCTTTTTAGGGGCCCGCATTTATTTGTATAAATAGTATTATGGAAAAGATTTCTTATGAAAATTTATTTGGAGCTGATTTAGCAAAAAGAGTTGGGTCTCGTGAAGATAGACTTGACGTTAAACTAAAATCATTTGCACCCAAAAGAGACGAAGAAGGCGCTACTGCTGTAACGGTCGGTGGTTATTATGGTCAATATGTAGACATCGATGGTACATCTGCATCTTCGGACCATGATTTAATTGTTAAATATCGCGAGTCCGCAGCACAACCTGAATGTGAACAGGCAATTAATGATATTGTTGATGCTGCAATTGTATCTAATGATGACTCAACGCCTGTTGACATAAATATGCAAGACCTTGAAATGCCTACTTCTATTAAAAAACAAATAGCAGAAGAATTTGAAAGAGTTTGTAGGTTATACAGATTTAATCGAAAAGGTTCAGATATTTTTAGAGAGTGGTATGTTGAC